AAATCATATACAAAATAAAAGCCACTTTTGTGGCTTTTATATGTTTTGTTTTTCTCAATTCCCATTGTATTTCAAATTTGATTTATCAAACGCCATAGCATATTTTATTACATCTGTTGCTTTCCAACGTGGTGATGTACGGTCACTATCTTTTGATGTCGGTAACTGTCGACTAGGTGGGAAGTTAGGGCATGGGATAATGTTTTTTCTCGTATAATCCACTGTATATTTTAGATATTTTGCGATATCTTTTTCGTCCCAGAGTTGGTGTTCAACAGGTAGAATCAATTTTGAATCCAATACTTTTGTCATTTTTAAAAGATATTGATCGAATGCGTTATCGTTCATGCTGCATCCTCCAATTTTCTAGCTTCTTGGCGTTCCATCAATGCAATTTTTGCATGAACACCTAAACGATCTCGCCCTAGCACTTCAGCAATAAAATGTACTGGATATTTATCTTCAAGCATTGAAATAAGTACTTTTTCTTCACATGGCCACCAACCGCCACGAGCAATTTTAAAAGGGTTATTTTTCATAAGTTATTTCTCCTTAAAAAGAAGTGCAAGCTTCTTTATTCACACTTTAAAAATTATTTAAAAGATGTTTGTTGGTTGTAGAATGGATTAGTAAAAAGCCAGCATTTGACGACACGCTCACGCATTTCTGATGTCGCATTTTTAACTTCATCTGCAGGGAAGTTTTTAGACTTAACCGGTTTATTCATTTCAATGAATTTATAACGTCGGCTTGAGCGAAGCAGCGTTCGCATTTCATTGATATCTGGTAACGATTGATAGTTACGGGCAGCGACTTTGTAGACTTCATTGAGATTAATAGCGATGCTTTGAGCGTCTTGATCATGATGATTTAAGCTGAATGCTGCATTTCTGCTGACATTCATATATTCGTAAGCATCCCAAAATTGTTGAACCATAGGGTGGTCGCTACTTAATTGCTCCACACGTTCCCGTGCCATTGCCTCTAAAATACGTTTAGCATCGCATATTTCTTCTAAGTCGATGACTTCCTTTAAAACATGTTGTTCAAGTGCATCAATCATTGCTGATACTTGTGCATGACAAAGGGCAATACGTGTATGAGTAATGCCTTTTTGATGAAATTCTTCTTCTAAAGCTTGGATATTTTCTGAATATGTTTGCAGAATTTTTGCTTCATTTTTTAAGCAATGCGTCATGTAAGTACAAGCATCTTCCAATGAAATACGAGAAAGACGATCGGCAATTCTTTTCTTGTCAAGGTTATGGCCTTTTGTTGTCACCGTAATATGCAAGGTACGTGATAAAATCGCTTCTGAGGCTTGTATGGGCGTGTTTTGACTGATCATGATTGCACCACGGAATGGTGGCTCATACGTTTCATTACCTGCGGTTTTTAAGCCTTTTGAACGAATTGCTCGACCGTTAAAAGCATCTTTCAATTCGTCCCAACTAAATTTAGCTTTTTGGACACCGCCATTTTGATCATTTCGGTCGCCCTCAATAAGAACGATCGGCATGTTAGAGGCTTGAGCAAAATTACGATAAATTGCCACACTGGTAGATTTATTCGGATAAAATCCTTCATAGGCTTCTCGACCACTAAATTTCCAAAGCAACTCAAGCAATGTTGATTTACCTGCACCTGCTTGACCAACAAATTCAAAAAAAGGATATGAGGAATTAAGAGCACGGATCTGTTCAGCAAAATATGTTCCTGTCCACCAAGCAAGAACAATTAAGCCATTTGCGCCATTCAATGTATAAAAATCTTTCCACCAACTTGCAGAAAATTCCTTTTTAGGATTCAGGGTAATCACTGGTGAATTTGCCAAGCTTTTTAATTCTTTTTTTCCTGTTTTGTAGAAATCATGTTCATTTTTGGGGATAACTTGCCCGTTATGCACAGCATATTTATCAAAGATATAGGCTTGATAATCTTTGCTATAGCCAATGAAATCGATAGTTTTAACTTCACGTAATTTTTCAGTTTTACGTTTAATAAAGGTTTCTAGTTGTTGATCACTGCCAGTCCACATCGCACCTGAAAGCACGGACATTACACGAGGCTTAAATTTACTTCGTGATGCCATGTGTTCAGCTGTAAAAGTGGTCTTGGTTTCTCCCCATGGGCTTTGAAGGTGGAAGTAATACCAAGATTCATCGGTGATTTCGTTTCGTTGGAAATACAACGGTTCAAGCTGTGCATTACAGATTTCTTTCGCTGAAGAACATGTTTTTAATGCCTGAATACGCTTTTCATCTTCTGAAAGCATTTGTTCTTGTTGTGTTTCCTCAACATATTGGACAGCTTTGTTATATTTTTCATAATCTAATTCCCACCAGTAGGTACGGAACTTATGATTGAAAAAGAATTTGCTTAGGTTGCTACCATAAAAGTTATAGATCAATAAACCTGCTTCTTCAGGCGTTTCAACAATTTGAAGCTTGCCAAAATGGAGGTATTTCTCCTGGTCTTTTTCTGTGAGTTGATCTCGTTGAAATAGATCATTCCAATCTAGAGATTTTCCATTAATCGGTGTTGGTGGAAGGGCAACAGTTGAGATCCAACCTTGATCGGTTGCATGTTTATGGTGTTTAGCTAAAAACTTCTTGCCTGCGTTGTCATTGTCCAAAGCCCAAACTAAACGAGGCTTATCTTTTTTGAGTTCATGACAGCGTTTACTGATCGTATCTAATAATTGTGTTGGATAATTACCGCTGTTCATATTGCTCAGGCTAATTATGCCTGATTGTGATAGAGCAACACTGTTAAAGATACCCTCAGTGATCCATATACTGCCTGCATTACAGAGTTCATCTATTTCATGTATTGTCCATGCCAAGCCAGTCCATTTACCGATAAAATTGGCTTTCTGACGACCAAAACGATCAGGACGATCAATGATCCGTTCCCAATAGATTCCGTCAGCTAATTTGAAGCGAACAGTTGCACTGACTAAATTTCTATTTTTAGGCGCTTGATATAGTTCCTGTGTATATCTGCCTTTTAAATTTTTAAGGTCAAAACCTCGACCATCCCTCAAATATGCATCTGCAGCGGCATTTGGATTCTCAGGGGTTTTAGGGTGATATTCTGACCAATCTTTGAAAAATTCTTCGCAGATATCTTTGACGTATTCCTCATAACCACACTTATTAATGCGTCCACATTTCACCATGCGTGGTGTTTCTGCATGTGTGTAAAGTTCTTTCTCATTACAACTTGGACAAAGACCTTGACGATACCATTCACCGACTCTTTTAAAGTTAAATAGTTGGTTAAGTCTGTCGTCGATACGACGCTGAAGATCCATCATTAATGCCTATATAAGTTTCATTTGTAGAAGTCGATTGCGGTAAGTCGTTGCCCTGGTCAAATCAATTGTTGACGAATGGAAGAGCGCAGAAATAAAACCTTCTACATAATTTTTTTGGTGTTCATCAATTGAGGTTTGGAGTTCTAAACTTTCGATGTGATGTTCAAGTTCTTGCTCCCACTGGCGTTTATGCTGTGGTAATCCTGTTTGAACTTCAGGATTAGGATTGATACTGTTCTGAATCGGTCGCACCATTTCTAAACTCGCTGCAAAACTTGCAAGGCATTGATCATTGCGACACGAAACAATCAACTCATGTAAGAGTGGCGAAGGTCTTTTTCGACTAGATACATGCATACGCATGCCACAGTGAGGGCAATAAAAACCAATTGATTTACTCATCATTACCTCTGAATTTAATTAAGTAATTGTTGCTCCCGACACCAAGAACCTAATTTTTCTTCTGCTATAAGAAATTGCAAAGAAATGTAAATAAGCTCCTGCAATTCTGTGAATGGCTCAAAAGCAGTGACTTATGATGATTTTGTTTCTTGAGAGAAAGTATCTAGTTCAGCTTCGACGAGACTTTTAATCCATTCATTGAGTGACATGTTGAGTTTCGCAGCTTCAATACGAGCTAAACGACGATTTTCAGGTGTTGTGCGAAAGCTAATTTGTACTTCTTTTTGAGATTCTTGAGTCGCCATGTCTGTTTCCTTTTGAAGCCACAGTTATTAAACTGTGGTAGATATAGAACTTTGTTAAAATGGTAAATAAGTAAAGCAATATTATCCCAATTGGGATAATTAATATATGGATTTATCCCAAATGGTAAATGAGAATAACGATCAAAGAGGCGACCGACTTCGTCAGGAACGATCACGCCTAAATTTGTCTCAAAAAGATTTCGCTGCTTTATTTGGTAAAAAGAATATGGCTGTAATGCGCTATGAGAAAGGTGAGCGTGTTATGGGGCAGGATGATTTAGAAGCACTCCATAAAGCAGGTGTGGATGTTTATTACCTAATTACTGGTGAGAGGACTCAGCCAAATTTACTTTCAGATGACGCCAAGAAACTGCTTAAACTGTGGGATTCCGTAGAACTGAGTCAGAGAGATACTTTGATGACTTTGATAAGGAATTATGCTGAGAGTTTTTCTAAAAAGTGAATGAATGAGTAAATGAGTAAAATCTCATTTACTCTAAGCTTTTATAAAAAAAAGAAAAATGCTATAAATTGAGCAATTTAAAATTATTAAGTTTATAAGAGTTTTATATGTATATTAATGAAGTTGTTAGTTATTTAGGGGCTTGGGAAACTTTTCAAAATAAGCATCCATATTTATTAGACGAATTACAGCAAATTTTTGAAAATGTCTCACATCAGCTCTACAAAAAATATAAAGAAGATAATTCAAATTTTAGAGTTTTTGCATCGATTAAAGACTCTTTGATCCACGAATTGGACGTTCTAAATTGGGATGATAACGGTTATTCCAACATAACTATAGGACCAGTAGTTAATCCGAGTTTAGGTCTAAAAAAAGACTCATGTTATATCAAAATTGCTACTGCAAGTTCATCATCTATTTTAATGTCATGGATATACAGCGATATCCAAACAGCCAATAGGATTGGAGATATCTCTATACCTATTCTTTTAGTTTTAGATTTTTCAGAAAAGGAATTCTTAGATAACTTAGATAACTTAGATAAAAATGATGTAACCAATCCATCAATTGGAACAAGAAAATACTTAAAATTCGTTAAAAGAAAATTAGAAAGAATTTCACCACTTACGTTTGAGTATCCCTTTTTAATTTTAGGGGTCGGATTTAGCGAATTTGCGATCAAAGTATTAGAAGTTGAACATGAAACTCAAAAGAAAAATGATCAAGATATAAAAATTGATAGATGTATAACTTTTGAGCCTGAATATTATCAAGCTGGTATTGGAATTCTTAGCTATTTTGGTACCGTATTACGTGATAAATATCCTGATCAGAATGCAACTGTTAAAATTGAACAACATGATTTAACTGTTCGCATGATTATAGAAACTGAAGATGGGAACATAGAAACTTTAGAAAAAGCATTACATGAATATGAACTTGTACTCAAAGGTCAAAAGAGTGCTGAAGAGTTTTATCTATCCCCAATAAAAGCATTAGAGTTAAAAAATCAGCTTCATTTATTTAAGTTCCAGATCGAGTCTCAAAAAGAAATCATCTCATTACAAAGAGGTCAAATTCTTAGCTTAGAAGCTATTGTTGATAAAGCACTAGCCCCTATAACTCAGCCACCATTAACCATCGTTAATCAATTAAGTAATACTCAAACTATAGCGATGAATCATAAAATAGAGCTCAATCATTCATATGATGATTTAGATAAATTGATAGATATTACTGAGAATGAAGCATTAAAAAAACGCTTAGAAAGGGCTTTAATTGCATTAGATGCTGCTCAGAATTTAGATGATGAAGAAGAAGTGAAAAATTCTGGTGGTATGAAGCAACTTGCTAAAATATTGAATGAAGCAAATGAGGTAGGATCTGAAGTTAATGATTTAATAGAAAAAGGTGGTCAGGCGGTTGAGTTAATAAAAAATTTAGGCCGAAAATATAATAGCGTTGCAGAGTGGTGTGGTTTACCTGTTATTCCTAGTTTCTTTGTTAAGGATTAATATGAGAATTACAATTCTAACGATAAGTGCAATTTTTGCTATTTTTGTTGCTTTTGTCCAAATAACAAAGTTTTTTTTAGAATTAAATGCTAATAAAAGGAAGCAATTAAAGGAAGATTATGAATCTGCTTTGTTAGCCTTGAAACATACTGCTCTAGAAGATGAAAACTATGCCAATATGCTAGAATTAGCAGAAATGAGAAAGTATCAGTTATTGATCGGAATCCCTTTTATTACTAAGAATTGTGCTAAACACTTGTTGGCTCAAACAAATCAAACTGCTTCAATTTTTAGATATAGACGTAGTGTTGGAATGGTAGAGTTTTCTGAAATAGACCAAAAGTTTAAATTTAGCTATGGTTTTAGAACTACCTGGTTTAGAAAGTTTAAAAAATATTCTGCATTTTTGATATATCTTTTTCTTTTTATTATTGGATTTGCTCCTATATTCTTTTGGAATTTTATTGATCCTCAAGGGCTTTTATATGCAAATATTACTGAAAAATATTCTATTGAAGGATTTTGGATTATTCTTATTTTTTGGATAATTTTATTTATTTCTTCTGCATTTTTCTTTATTGATTATTCAGCTAAGGTTCATTTTGGTGAAAAATTGGTATATAAAAATTTTGAGAATAATTTTATAAGAAATTTTTTTAGATCTCTTTTTAATCGTAAGAAAAAGCCCTCTTAAGAGGGCTTTTTTTATTCATTAATTTCTAGTTTGCGTATAACTTGCCTGACTTGCTCTTGAATAATAAATAGAGTGCTTGAGACAGACTCTCCAGTAAGCGACTCACAGTTTTCAGTACTTTCAATTAATAAAGCTAAATGTTTATCTAGTAAAGACAATCTAGTTTGAATGTCCATAATTTTTACCCCTTGTCATTTATGGCTGAAAAGCCATTTGCAATGAGATCGGATAATTCATAGAAATACTTCCAACTTTGTTCCGTGTTTTCAAGTATTAAGATCGCTTGCACAGAACTAATACTTAAATTATAGCTATCAAACTGTTGATTATAGTGAAAATCAATATTTTCTCTGAGTTTTGACCAGATAATGTTGGTTTCAATAAAAGTTTTATAAGACACATTTGGATTGATGAAATTATATAGTTTTTTTGAAGAAACAAAAAACTGACGTTTATTGGTCTGCGGATTTTTAACTCTAAGAATAATTTTAGAAATTGTCATTTTTATATCCTTATTAAGTTTTCAGGCAGGACTTGTTCAGGCGTATGCCATTGCCATTTATTGATATTTAATCTGTTACATGCGGAAGCGGTATAAGCAAGTATAGATCTGGTCTTTTTATCCCAAAAGTGTAGGCGTGGATCATTATAAGCAATATCCAGTTTGTACTGGCGAAGCTGTTGATATAAGGCTCGGTGTTGACTTGGGATTATTGCTAACTGTTCAGGTGTTGCTTCTGGTTGAGTGGGCGTGTTTGTACCTACAATCGTTTCGGTCACTGCTTTTGGTTCAGCGACTGGTTTTGTTTGAGCAATTGAAATGCCAAACAACTCTTTCAGTTTTTTATAGTTAATCGTGTAGTAATTGACACGCATAGACTTGTTTGGATCTAGTTTATTAATTTCAATTAAGCCCATTTGTTTAAGCTTTGCTACAGCACGTTTGATAGTGGAAATACTAAAAAAGCCTAATGTATCGGTCCAATCTTCATAGGTGTGAAACCACCACTTACGGTTATTGTGTTGGGTTAGATTCTTTTTACGTTTGTATTTTCGAGTTTCGTTGAGTAAGTAATACAGCTTTTGTAAAAACGTTGCAGCAGGTAAGCCCAGTTCTTTACAAAGCATAGGTGAAGCAATAATTGGATATTCGTTGTTTTGCAAGAGTATGTTTTTCATATGTCATACCCCGTACGATAAGATTCTATATAACAGACTTTGCAACGTGCAGCCCATTTCTGAATCCCATCTTTTAAGCCATTTTTAAAGTAAAACTCTTCATCAAAAGGGAAGTATTCATGGCACATCGGGCAACATTTTTCAGTGCCTAATTCGGTTTGTATATATATTTTAGGCATGATTTAACCTCGTTTTTTAGAACGAAGAAAATTTAAAATTTGAATACTGAGCTTTTGAGGTTGGGCAAAGTCAGACGCATGTAAGCGTTGAATGCAGAGGGTGTGAAGGTTTTGAGATGCAGGTGCTGAATGCACACTTTTGTTTGGAGTATTCATAGTTAAGTCGCTTTTGGATAAGTTTTAAAACCTATCAGCATTACTTCTCACGGTAATGGTGACAGACTACACAGGGGTGAGAATACCGTTCCAAAAGCATACGGCCAGCACAAGGCTGCCCTGCATAGCCTGTCATAACGACTGACTAATCAGTAGGCAAAAAAAATGCCGCATAAGCGACTTTGATTTTGCGCTTTTGGATTATAAAACAGGTTCTCACGCCCGTTCACAGTTTCGCTGTGATGTTTGAAATATAACGATGATTTTTTATGAAGTCAACTAAGGGGTGAAAATTTCATTCTTTTATATCTCTAATACTTAATTCTATTTTTATATAGAAGAAAGTTTCTTTTTGACACTTTCCATTGGGTCATAATGAACCATATCATTGTTTCAATATGAGCTAATTCATAGTGTTATTTTTAAGATAAATTAATTAGATATTTTAAAATATATGCAATATTGGATTTTAGTTGAATGATATACTTAACTTTGTGAATCTGTGAGAGAATATAGAAAATTTAATATAAAAGTAGTAATTACTTAATAACTTATGACAAAGAAATTTAATTCACGATTAGTGGAATGGGTAAATGAATTTGGACAAGACCGACTCAAAGAAATGAAAATGTTAGAAAAACGAAAATTAAAAGGTTCAGAAGTATTTTCTGATGCTCTAAATTATATCCATCTTAAAAAAGATTTTGGCAATGATGACTATGAGTTAGCAAAGCTGAATTTTGATGGAGTCATAAATAACTTTAAAAAATTACCAATAAAAAAATGTCCATTTTGTCAGCAGAAAATGGTCGATAACAGTGATGCCATAATTTTAAAAGCATATATGGGGAGCTTTGGGCTTTCTACATTTTCTGATTCATATCTAGCCCAAGGAAGTGAACATATTTGGCTTGGAAATTTTACATGGTCTTGTTATGACTGTGAAACCTTAGCTACACATCCACCTAAAGATACAGCCAAGGTTTGGCTAAACACACAAGGAATGCGAAAGAAGAAAATCTTTGCCAGTTCTGTATTTAAAAAATTCCCTGAAGTTGAAGCTATGAGTTTGGAAGGTATGGCAGGGCGTGGATGGTTAATTAAGTTTAATGATAGTTGGTATAGCAACTGTAAGATGAAGGATGAGTTGATGGGGGTGTGGGGTATAGAATGAGTATAAAATTTTATGTAACTGAAACAAAAGAGATTAAACCACCTTTAGTTAAAGGGCCATTTGTCCATTTAAGGAAAGATAACTGGAATGATTTTTCATATAGAACTCAGTTTTATTTTGATTATTATGATGAAAACAATGAACTAAAATTTAGTACATTTTTAAAAATAGCATTTGATAATGATGTTAAAATAAAAAAAACAGATGATATTAATGAGTTAAACTATATTCAATATATGGATAAAAGTTTTACCAATCTTGAAAATGGTTTTTTTTCGATTGGGGCTAGTGAATCATATTATAAAGAATTAAAAATTTTGGATGATGATAAACGAATAGAATTATTAAGTTCTTTGAATGATCTAGCTTATAATTCAGCATTATATGAGAAAGTAAAAAATCAAAGTTTATCAGTTTTTAGTACATCATTAATGAGAAATTTTGATGAAGAGGATTTTATTAATCGAATAAGAAGAATCGCACAAGGTGGCGAGGTACTTACATCTTATAAATTTAATTTTAACTTTAATGATGAGTGTAATGTAGATTTCAATGTTGAACCTGAATGTTTTCCTCCAACAAATACACATATTCTTATTGGTAGTAATGGTGTAGGAAAAACCCACTTTTTAAATACAGTAATTTCAGAATATTTCTGTAATGAAAATAATCAGGGAAGTATTTCTAAGTTATTGAAGCTAATAGTTGTGTCATATAGTCCTTTTGATAGGTTGTTTAAAAACATTAATAAAGAGTTTATTAATAGTAGGAACTATTCCTATATAGGATTAAGAGAGGATCCAACTAACTTTAAAGTTGAAAACTACAAGACAGGTTCAGAAATCGAAGAAGATTTTTGTTTGAGTATAATGGAGTGTGCTGAATCATTATCATTAAAAAGACGTTGGATCGAAATGGCAGAAATACTTTCTATAGACAGTTATTTTAAAAATACAGAATTAAAAAAAATTATTTTGAGTATTAGTGATAATGATATTGAAGAAAAATTCCTTGGTAGAAATCATAAAGTAAGAAAAGAATTTAGAGATTTAAGCTCTGGGCATAAGATTATTCTATTAAGTCTAACTAGATTGGTTCAACTAACTATTGAAAAAAGTTTAATCTTATATGATGAACCAGAAACATTTTTACACCCTCCATTAATTTCAGCCTATATGCGTGCATTATCATGGTTGTTAATTGATAGAAATGCAGTAGCAATAATTGCAACACATTCTCCAATTATATTACAAGAAGTACCAAGAAAGTGTGTTTGGATTATACAAAGAGATGGGGATTTTTATAATATAGCTAGGCCTGATAGAGAAACATTTGGTGAAAGTGTCAGTACATTAACACGTGATATATTTAATCTTGAGTTAAGAAAGTCTGGTTTCTATAAAATGATCTCGGATAAAGTAAAAGAAATAATTACCTATGATAAGCAGAGAATATTTAAAAGGCTAAAGACAGCTACAGAATATTTTGAATTAGTAATGGATGAGTTTAATAATGAAGTAGGTGATGAGGGGCAATCTCTAATTTTATCTGAGATTTACCGACAATTAGATGAGGCTCAATAATGTTTTTCATACGTAAACCAAATTTTACTATCAAAGAGACTTACCCTATTTGTGTGGACTTTATATCTAATCCTGCCATTAAATTATATTTAAGTTCACTTCAGGGTGAAGTAGAAAGTTATAGTCATCGCTATGAGGAGTTAGCATCTTCAGGAAGATTAAATGAATTTACAGTTCCAACAATTTTTGATGATCAAGTTAATCCGAACAATGAATGGTTGAAAAAATTATATAAAAATTATTTAAGTGTTAAAAATAACTCAAAATATGCAGAGGCATATAAATTTTATAATAGTATTAAAAATTATGAAACTTATCAGAAAATAAGAAGATGTACTTATTGCAATCATTCTATGGTACAAGCTCTAGACCATTTTTTACCAGAGAGTATTTTTAAGGCTCTTGCTGTAAATCCTATAAATTTAGTTCCATCTTGTGATTTTTGTAATGAAACGAAATGGACATATAAACCTGATAATTTGCAACCGAATAGCGTTCTTATTCATCCTTATTTTGATAATGTGATGGATTTGGATTGGCTAAAAGTAAAGATAAAAACTACTCATATATTTAAAGTTAATCCAGATGTAATAAATGGCTTTAAGAATTTTAATTTTGTTTATTTGAATAATTCTTCTATGCATAACTTTTTGAGCTTAGAAGTATATAAATATTCGAAGAAAATGATACATACAATTTTTTATGTTAACAATCAAATAAGTAAATCAAATGGGTTATTGTTTGATAGGATTAATTTGACATTTGATAAAACTGGACTTCAAACAACTTTCTCTTTTGCTGCTGATGATTTTTTTCAGACAGAGATTATACCAAATCTTCAATATGGTATGTATTCTGATAAAAGTGACGAAGATTTGAGAAATCTTTTTAGTATGAAAGCAAGAATTCTATGTAGTCAAGGCTACAATAAAAATCATTGGAAAATAGCTTTATATAATTTTTTATCGCAATACAATTGTAGTTTTAAAAATTTATATTAAATTTAAATTATTTATTAGACTCTAGATCCAACTGAGTAGTAAATCCGCCATTCTTAGAAAAACTATGAGTGGCTTTTTCAACGATCCATTTCAATCGATCAATCTCATTTTTAAAACCATCTAGTTTGACAGGTGACTCTGTACTGATTTCAGGTATTCCATAAGCGAGACTAAGACTGAACTTGGCCATTTGGCGTTTAATCTCATCCATTTTTGCATCTGCAGCACGTTGAGCATCCTCTTTACTCGCAAATGTCCCTTTTATGACTTTGGTCTTGGTTGACGGATCATTGCCACCACCACGTTTTCCTGGATTACCTGAGGTCACTCGCTGACGTTTAGCTTTGCTTAAATCTTGGTAGCCTGCAGAAACACTGGTGTAATCGGATTCCCGATCTTGCTCGTTATAACGGAATTGATCGCCATCACTCCTAGTCACCGTAATTGATGACAAATCTTGACCTGAAGCGGATTTAGCTGAGCCAGCTTTAAAAATAAGTAAACGATCTTTTTTGACTGCCATTTCTGCGCCATTGGTCTTTGCTATACGTGCCAAAAGATTGAGATCCGATTCATTGGTTTGATCGATATGATTAAAACTTATGGCTTTTAAATCGGCAGTCATGATCAGTTCTAATTGATGGTTTCTCGCAATTTCAGTTGCAACCTCACCAAAAGATTTGCGGTGATATGATTTTGACTTGGCAACTTTAATACTGCTCTTGAAATTAGCGCTCGAGGCTTTTACGGTGATGGCATCTGCAGGACCTGACCATTCGGACTCATCGACAATGAAATCACCTTTATCGTGAAGTTCTTCACCAATGAACCCCATTTTACAATTCAGTCTTACTCCTCGTTTTGGTAATTCCAAAGCTCCATCACTATCATCAAGAACAATGCTGAGTTCATCTGCTTCATTGGCTCGATTGTCGGTTACAGTTACGCTAATGATTCGACTTAGAATTAAATCATTTAAGGGCTTATTGTCTGCAGTAATCAGGCATGTTGGTGTTTTTATCATGTGATCACCTCATCTCTGCTATCAGGTGCGGTTTGCTCCTCGATGCGCTCATCATCGGTGCGAGAAAGTTTTAAGGTGAAATCAACTTTTCTGGGGACGCCATTGTCTAAAAGATAAGTCTTGGTTTCATCAATATTGTCGATCACATAGACACCGTATAAATAACCGCTGCCATCCATAAGCACAAAGCCTTGGCCAGTACTGGCCATGCTTGCAAGTTCATCAATCGCATAGCGACGCCCGAACCCGTATTCTTCATAAATTAGACCAGGTAAAGTTACGGTATCTGAACCAACACCGGTGTATTGCTTTTTGGCTCTGCCTGCAGCCACTTCATTTTCAGCATATTTCCACGCACGTTGTCGCTGAATTTCGGTAAAACTCAAGGTATCGATTTTAAATAAAAACTGTCCAAGGCTCATTAACATGGTGTATTCCTAGTCCTGATCGCTATAACTGCGGTTTTGAGCTGAAGCGACAGATTGTTGCCATTTATTTAATTCTCTATTGACTACTGCACCAACAGCCTGAGTATCAGAAACCCCTGAGATATGAATCTGTGCAGGTGCAAAATGATTGATTGATGTTTTCGCTTGAGGCAAGCGTAAAGGTACGATCGGCTGCGTTTGAATCGTTTTAGTGGGGATCGTGGTTCCAGTTGCTGCAGTATTACTAAATTGTGGAATTTGAGGAATTTTTGGAATATTCACAAAGGGGATTTTGTTCAGTCCAGTAATGAGCGTATTGACAGCACCAATCACTAATCGAATCGGTGAAAGCAAATGATCAACAATACTCGCTCCGACGGCCACTACACCGCTTTTAAAGTTTTCCCATGCTGCCATAGCAGCGCCAACAAATATCACGATTTTGGCTGCAGTCTCGCCCAACCATCTGCCAATAGTCACAAAGGATTGGATAAATATGCCTGCAAGTAGACCAATAAATTCACCCAATATTTTGCCGTAATTGGTCGCATTTTGAAGCTCTTGATTGGAGGCTTGCATCGGTGTCAGTATTTCACCCAATATGCCTTTAAATGCGGTCCACGCGCCTATCAGCGCATCCCAAAGTGGCTGTAAGGGTGCAAGTATGGTTTTGATATTAGTAAATGCGCTACGAATTGCATCTATGGCAGGCGTAAGGCCAATTTTTAGACCATCCCAAAATCCTTTAAAGAATGCTTTGATCGGCCCCCAATATTTATAGATGACAAAAGCGACCAGGGCGATTGCTGCAATAATCCAAGTCAAAGGATTAGTAAGTAGGGCAATGCTCATTGCCCGTAAACCTACAAGCAATAAGGGAATCGCACGACTGGCCAAAAAAGTAAAAGCACGACTTACAAGTTGAATGGTTTTTGCTATGAGTGTGAAACGGCTCGGTAGGCCGATACCTAGCTTGCCTGCAACGGTCCGCAATACAAACATTAAAATAGCAAGCTTGGTAATGCCTGCAATCACGCCAACAATGGCCCCAAAAAATAAGTTGGTGGTGTATCTAATACTTAACATCGCCACTTTAAACATGATCAATTGCATAGCAATTTTAGCAAGGGTACGAACAAGCTCAGGGTTTGCATCTACCCAATTTTTGACTCGATCAATGATTTCTGTGACTTGTTGGATAAAAGTACGTAAGTCGTTGCCAAGCACTTTTTGTATGGAAATACTAAAATCTTGCCAAGCACCACCCATATTTTCGATATCGCCTGAAAGATTGTCTTTTAAAATCGCAGCAGCTCGTGCAGCTGCGCCTTCAGAGTTTTCGAGCTCACTGGTGAGTTGCTTAATCTTATTTACAGTTTTGCCTGTGTTTTCATCAAGTATTGCTGTTTGATCAACCAATACAGCCATTGCTGAAGCAGCTTCGACACCTGAAATATCTGAAATGAGTTCTAAGCGTTTTTGTGAACCCATGCCTGCAGTAGATTTTCGAATATCATCCAAAATATCAGACATATCACGCAGATTGCCTTTTGTATCTACTGTTGTGACATTTAAGGATTCAAGCGCTGCTTTGGCTGCTTTTGGTGGTGATGCTAAACGCAACATGATGCCACGAAGCGAAGTACCGGCTTGGGTATCAAGGATATTATTATTTCCCAATAGGCCAGCCATTGCGGTAGTTTCTTCAATACTTGCACCATATTGCTTGGCAACAGGTGCAACATACTTCATGGTTTCCCCTAAACCTTGAACACTGGTTGCAGTCGCATTGGTGGACTGTAAAAATATATCATTAACTCGGTTGATATCTTTGGCTGCTAAACCGAATCCATTTAGTGTACCTATGGCAATTTGCGCTGCCTCAGCAAGTTCGACTTTGCCTGCTTCAGCCAATTGTAATGTACCGCCTAAAGCCTCATGGATCTGCTTAGGATTAAAACCGCCTGAACCTAAATTGAATTGTGCCTCTGCAGCTTCCTTTGGACTAAATGATGACGCTGCACCCCATTTACGCGCATCATCCTCAAGCATTTTCATTGTTTTGCTATGTTTTTCTAAATCTAAAACAGCCTGAACACCACTCATTTGTTTTTCAAACTCAAGGGCAGGTTGAAAAAACTTATAAAGACCTGCGCCTGCAGCGATACCGCCTATGGCCATGCTTTTAAATTCTTCTCGCATTGCTGCTCTACTTTCAGCAAGTTTGGCATTCCATTGATCTGTTTTATTGAGGATTGCGGATAAGGCATGATCTACATGACCATATTCAGTCACCAACATTTTTGTTGCTGATCGAACGGCATGGGAATATTTTTCTGTTTGTTTTAGAGATTGATTATATTGTTGTGCATCTGAACCGCCCATAGTGCGGTTTAAGCGGTCAATACTCCGGGTAAGATCTTCAATAGAATTTTCGGTGTTATCCGAATTCTGACGAATCATTTTAAGAGGACGAGTAGCTTCATCCACGATCATTAAAATTGCACTTAGACTTAGACTACTCATATTTTTACCTGGTCAATGATTGACTTCAGAACGTGCGCGCGCTCGTTCATTCCATTGCATTAATTCTTCTATTTCCCAATGTTCACAATCTTTCGGTGTCCAATGAAAAACCACAGCAAGGTTCGCTATGACGTCATCAACGCTGCTTGGGATTTGGCTTTCGCACTGACTAAAAAACTGGTGAGCTCCACGGTTAAAGTGGTGTAGTCAGATACATCCATTGCGTTTAATTCAGCCACATTAAGGGCAGGTTGAGTAACACGGGTAAGTACAGTATTCACCGCATTAATTTCCCACTTGAGCACATCCTGTAGGCTTAAATTGCGTAATGTACCGACGTTGGGTTTACGAATTTGAATTTCAGTAATTTGAATCTCACCACGAAGGATGGGGTTTTCTAAAATTGCTGTTTTAACATTCGGATCTGTGATGGTTTCTGAATTAAGTGCTTGAGTGGTTTTTTCAGTTGCTTTAGTCATGATTTTCTCTGATTTAAATATAAAAATGGGGGGTAAAACTTGGTCTATTAAAGACCAAGTAATTTTTTGATATCAGCAACGAGATTACTGTCACCGAAGCGTTCAATACCTCGAATGAAATCAAGTTCAACTTCGACTACGCCATCGACTTCCATACGGTAATAGGTGTAGTTGTAAGTCATTTTAATTTCAGTTTTATCGCCATTTTTTGAGGTACCCGGATCAAGCTCCAATGCCTGGCCACGCATATAAATTTCAACATTTTGAATCTTGCAGGTATCTTGATTCTCGTAAATGCCGACATAACGCACAGGTAAATCGTTGGTCCCACATACCCCCAATTGTCGGTATTGTTTGACGTCAAAACCTGCATAGGTCACTTCACCTTCAAGCTTTTCATAGCCCATGGCCAAAGCGACATCACCGATCATGCCTGCGCCTCGGAAGTCTTCAGTCTTTTTGGTGATTTTTGGGATGTTGAAGCTTTCGGCTACAGTTGCCCATGAATGCATATTGACGAAGACATTAAAATTTTTAAGCGTTCTTGGTAACATGCTTAAACTCCTTCTGTGGTGTTTGCGCCATTGATCAACTGAGCAAAGTCGACCAAGTATCGACCTGTGATACGTTGGTTTAAGCCTAGATTTTCAAGTGGTGGAATAGGGGTGTAGTCATAATCGACCCACATTTGCCCTTGCTGTAATTGTGTTGTTGAGTTCTCATTCGGGTCATACCAAACCGATGCACCCAATAGATGTTTTTCGCCCACATGCTCCTGAAGCTCTGCATCAATTGAATCAATAATGTCTTTGGCCAAGAAAGGCGTTAAGGGTTGATCAACAAAGGGGAAACAGCCATTAATAATGGTATCAAGTAGAAAATGGGCTGTTCGTGTTGAGACTTCAAATGCAAAGTTAGGATCTGCAGAACAAGTGCGGTTACCCCAAAAACGAAGGCCTTGATGTTGAATAAGCGTTGTGATTTCTTTGCTATTGAGATAGCCAGCGTCAGTGTCAGGATCTTCTAGATCCCAAGTAATAGGGCGACTGATCCCTGTTGGTCCAGTCACTGGAATATTTGAAAGTGATTTATGCCAGCCGACTTTTTTATCAGTTTCAGCACGTAAAGCAGCAGCAGCCACAACGGCAGAGAGGATGCCTGGTCCGTATAAAAGTTCCATATTAAAGTCCTAAAAAGTTTTGAACACCACAAGAGTGGATTTCAAGAGGGCTAACCAATGGTGTCGCAGAATCTTGTCTTCTTAAAAAATCAAAAAAATCATATTCAGCGTTCAAAGATTTTTTTAAAGTAAGCGTCGCAGCGCCTTTAAAGGCAGAACCATCACCACCCATAATCCAACCATTAAAGGATTGAAAATATGCAACTCCACCACCGCCACCTGTGAGTAATTGTCGGTTGCTTACAAGATTTAAAATTCGATGAATAATCGTTTCAAATTCAGCTCTGGTACCGTTGGTTTCATTGTCCATAACGAGTACCTTATTTTTGAAATCTATATCTTCATCAGGGATTTGTAGATCGTAAGTAATCGTATATTGAGCCGATATTGGTAAATCCATTGCCACATTTTCAACCGCAAAATACGATGGATCACACTGGCCTTGCGACCTTCCCAAGAAGACATTTCCACTGGTAAATTCTGGCCAAATCAACATGATTTCACGATCTGAAAGCGTGTCTCGATAGGCTGTAACGTCTTGCATGGTTTCAAGCATTACCCCGAAAATATCCCGTGGGGTAACATAAGAAAATGCACGGATTTTTTTATTGACGGATGCCAAGGCTTGAACCACATCAGGGGTTTCTACGTCTGGTGCAATGTTAATTTTTGGCGTGATTCCCAAGATGGATTTTGCAGTCAGCAATGCTTGGATACCGGTGCGTTGACCTGTTGGTAAGGTTGTACCAATGACAAGGCTTTGATTAAAAACTTCGCCTTTAAACGGGTCTTGAATACGAATAACCACCAATGTTGGAGAGGTAATCGCGGACATGGTTTCTAAACAAGCTCTTAAATTTCCTTCAGTCCCTGAAGCTGCTAGTGCTCGATTGATTGATGTCACTAAAGTCGGTGTATCGAGTGGAAAAACATTTTCATCTGCATCATCCGAAAAGGCGATGAGTCCGATGACATTGGTGTCAGCATCTCGCATCGGGATGATGCCTGACGTGGGTTCTCTTTTGGATATCCCGTGATGAAACTCAGCCATGATTACTCCAAATATGTTGTTTTGGCAGATTTGAAGTCATCATGCGGTTTGAGATTTTATTATTCTATAAGATCAATCCTGTTTAAGTCTTAAACAGGATTTTTGCATTTAGTCAGTTCAATGGTTGAATCAAATTTGCATAAATATCCCAAGCCGATTTATAGGCATCTACTGAAGCAGCAGGTACATATATTGTTTCTAATGGGTTATTTGAAAATGATGCAAAGGTTTTACCTATGGTTGGTGGGATCAGGCTTAATGCAGTCACAGTTTTGATTTGATTATTTGCAAATGCAAAGCTATCGAGTTCGATTAATTTGGTAGGTAAAACGATTTCGCTGATTTGATTATTTGCAAAGGTATTTTGTTTAATCCGTTGTAATGACTCAGGGAAAACGAGTTTTCCTGAAATCTTATTATCGTAAAATGCTCCATCACCAAGATATTCAACACCCTCATAAACAATCACATGGGTGATATTTAAAGATTTGAATTGTTCGAATTCTGCACCTTTCAAGTATTGGGTATTTACGATTCCATTAATGGTGTAATCGATACGTCCACCACTGGGTTGAGGAATATTATTCCCTTGAAGCACATTGCCACTGGTAAATTCTGGCCAAATCAGCATGATTTCACGGTCTGAAAGGGTATCTCGATAGGCTGTAACATCTTGCATGGTTTCAAGCATTACCCCGAACATATCCCGTGGGGTGACATAAGAAAATGCACGAATTTTCTTATTGACGGCTGCCAAAGCTTGGACAACTTCAGGGCTTTCTACACCTGGTGCAATATTAATTTTAGGTGTGATTCCCAAGATTGATTTTGCAGTCAGTAAAGCTTGGATACCTGTGCGTTGGCCAGTTGGTAAGGTTGTACCAATGACCAGGCTTTGATTAAAAACCTCACCTTTGAATGGATTTTCAATACGGATAACCACAAGTGTTGGAGAGGTAATCGCGGACATGGTTTCTAAACAAGCTCTTAAATTACCCTGAGTTCCTGAAGCTGCTAGTGCGCGATTGATTGATGTCACTAAAGTCGGTGTATCAAGTGGAAAAACATTTTCATCTGCATCATCCGAAAAGGCGATGAGTCCGATAACATTGGTGTCGGCATCTCGCATCGGGATAATGCCTGAAGTGGGTTCACGTTTTGATATTCCGTGATGAAACTCAGCCATGATTACTCCAAATATATTGGTTTGGTGGATTTGAAGTCATCATGCGGTTTGAGATTTTAATATTCTATAAGAACAATCCAGTTTAAGTCTTAATCAGGATTTTGCTTTTATGCAGTACGAATCCAAACATCGACCACCATAGATTTTTGCACGATATTATGGGCTTTATCGCCACCAATCTCGTTAGTTTTCAAGTCAGCAGGCTTATCTGTTGAAAAATTAAATGAAGGACGTGCAGTACCAGGGCTGTCGGTTGTTGTTGCATCGATATTAATGCGATGTTTTGGTAATTCTTCAATGCTTAATTTATGGGTATATTCGCCCCCGGTGTTGCCTATTACTTTCATAAAACTAGGCGCAAGTTCATTACTTTCTAGGGCACGGCTGACCAGGGCATGACCATCACCCGACTTTTGCCATTCGCCATATCCTTTATGTTTATTCACTGCATCTGAATTATTGAATAAGATTGTGGTGATGAATGGATCGCCAATGGCAATATCATGTCGGCTTAAAATGGTTTCTTTTAAACTATTGATTTGATCTAAAACCCATTGTTTATTTGCAGTGACAACGTGGGAATCAATTTCGACTAAAACCTGAGCGCCTGAATCAGCTTTAATTTCGGTGACAATTTCAAGTTCACCACCTGCACCTTCAGCAATCACCGGTTTGTATGCGCCATGATAATTACCAATATAAACCAGTTGGCCAGTGGCATCGATAAAGCCATATTCATGCATATTGAAACCACCGATATTTGCTTCAATCGTGGCAGAGACTCGTGCAGTTTGCCCTAGTACTTCAACAGATTGAATAGGAACTCTTGCACGTTCATTGACTAAAGATGTTCGGCTTTTTTGGTCAATAGGTTCATAAGGTTGATTATTTGCATCACCAATCACCATTGCAGTGAGTTGAATGCTTACAACATTATGAGCTTGAGCAATCAATGATGAACCGTACTCAGTCAAAGCGACATAGTATTTTGCAGCCATAATTTAAACCTTATTAAATTGTAGATAAATAAACGGTTGCGCCCGTATGTGACGCACCGACAACATTAAAATGACTTTCTGTTTTAACTTTTGCCGTGATTGAATAAGCATCTCTTGCCGATTTTGTTGCTTCAATGGCGGTTAATACTTGAAGTAATTGGTCAATTGTTAGCAGGTAACTAGTAGGAATATTCACTATAAAAGTAAATGGCGGTTGTCTCGGATTGAGTGCATGCCAAGGGGTTAATTGGAATTGTGGGACGACAGTTGAAAGTAAACTTTCAATGGAAGATCGGGTGCCACGTTGCGCATTGAAAGCCTTACTTTCTGTGATTGCATTACGCTTTTGTGATTCGGCCCAGTTAGGCTGCCAATACTCGACACGGTGCTCCCATGCAAGCCAAGGTAAGTGAGCAACAGGGCAAAGATGAATACGATGTAAATCAACAAAAGGGACGGGAAGTGCAGTAATTTTTTCACCAAGCTGCTCAATATTTTTTTCAAGTTTTGTGGCGTTTGGAGGCAAGAGTTTAGACATCGCGAAACTCCGTAATTGTTAGCGTTGTGCCAATACATTTTGCATACCGGCTTTTGGCTAAAATGATGTCACTCGCTGGCGAAGTCAAAATGACATTTTGTACACCTGCCACATGTAGAGCGTGAAAAATTCCGCTGCGCGTGACGTCATACCCCAAAGCATTAACCATTTTAATGTAGGTGTTGAGTGCCTCTTCAGCAGCCGTTTGAACCACTGCAGAATCAGGACCAGGGAATAAAACTAAAGTGGCGTTTACTGCCCATTCAAAAGGTGTGGCTGCTTTTATAGTTACAGCATCTGTAAACGGACGCTTAGTACCAGGATCTAATGCGACATCGACAATATTGAGTAAAGTTTGAGGCGCAACATCATCAATATGACTTTGTACAAATATATCAACGTATCCAGCTGCAGGCGTTTCTACCGCGATATCCTTAACATGGCCATGTGCACCTAAACCCCAAAATTGATATGCACCGACTGAACCTGCAGATTTACTTTCAGGTTCTAATTGAACTCGACGACGCAAATCCTCGTCATCTTCCATAACCGCTTCAATCGGTGGGTTTGCGGTAGGATCTGCTTCTATAATTGTTTTTCGATAAACATTACGGTTAGCTGCTAAATGGTCTAAATCTGCGCCTTTTGCATATGCCAACATGAGTGCTTTTGCTTTTGCATTAATCTGAGACGTTTTAAGCAATAAGCGATAAGCAAAGGTTTCAAGAACCTTAACGATTGGCTCACTTTCAAAATTTAATACTGGCGCTAGTTCCGGATCTCTTGCGATGAGATCCTGTTTGCAGGCATCTAACTCTGCTTCAAAGTCGAGCTGCTCTATAACATTTGGAAAGGGTAAAGCAGAAAGATCGATACGATTTGAACTCATGTAGCTGCCCCGATTAGAAATTCTTGTTTAACTGTTTGAGTACCTGTAATGGTCTTGATATTGCCTAGAATGGTAATCAGCCAATAGCCCACAACAGCAGCAGCTTGGCTAACTTGAACTTGACTAATTTTGATGCGAGGCTCAAAGCGAATCAGTGCAGTCGCTGAGGCATTCATAATCTGAAGCTTGGTAAAGTCATTACAGGGTTGATCAATCAGATGCGGAACAAGTGAGCCGTAATTTCTTCGACATAATCTAGTGCCGATCAAAGTGCTTAAAATGTCATGCATAGATTGATATAAATGCTCAGGAAATGAATCATTATCAGTAATTGCTTTACCAGTGTTTCGATGCATACCTTTCATTGAGTTGGTCCTCCTGAAGTGTCTGTACCACCTTTCACACCTAGAGTTTTATGTGTAGTTAAGCTAATGTTTTGGGCGATGACATCCGTATCAGAGGTGATATCTTGTTGGGCGTGGATGCCTTCCGTAACGTCCAATTTTTTTTGAATTTTGACCTGACCAGTAAATTCAGTTTCAGGAACATCAAAGGTGCATTTGCTTAATTTAAAAATGGCTTCGCCTGAAGCGACATTGACAACAAACGAATGATCACCTAATTGAATGTAAACCTCGTCAGGGTCTACGCTTGGGGGAGGAAAATCTTCAGAAAACAAACTGATTTGCGGTACCGAATTAGTCAGCTCACCGCCTTGTGCTGAAACTGAAAATTGTTCTCCGATCGATGGACAGCGCCAAATTTTAACAACGCCTGCAGCAATGGTCGGAATAGGAATCCAATCAGTCTCATTTTCATCAATTTTTAAGCGAATTTTCCATGCTGAAGCATCGACCGCTATTACAGTTCCAATACTGGAAAGATTTTGAAATTGCCGTAAAAGTTGATTGCTCATGATGATTTAAACGTAAAAATGCCCATGCTTGAAATCATGGGCATTTTGTTTTTAAAGTGCGAGGAATTGAATCCTGTTTAGCGCTTAATCAGGAATCTTGAAATTGGTAATAATGATTTCTTTACCATTATTCTCTACTTTTAAATATATCCTTAATTGTTTTAAGAGTATTATTGGTATTATTAGAGTTAATACGTTCCTTCTCAAGTTCAATAGTCGTTTGATCATTTTCAAGAATGAAGTTCCGCTCTGTTTTTATTAAGTTATCTAAAATATTTCCGATTATTTTGTGGTTATTTAATGATATAGATACTTTCAAGGATAGATATTTTGCTTCAAGGTTTGTTATTTCATTTTGATAATATTTTATTTCATCTAAGCTTTTTCTATATAAATTTAAGAAAAAATAAGAAAAAACTTCGACTAGTATAACAAACACAGTTCTTGGAGTAATTTCAATGAATAATTCTGTTAAGTTTTTTGGTGGATAATAATTATGAATTGCTGCACCTAAAATTGCTAATCCAATAATACTTAGAATTAACCCAATAAAAAGATTTACATTTCCTCTTTTATTTAAACTTAATGTTTCTATATTTAATCTAGCTATTGATTTAATGATGTTTTCTTGAATTTCATCTTCTATGTTATTTTTTTTAAGGTTATCTTGTAACTTTTTGAAATATTCATTTGTCAACCCATTTTCAATATTTAGCTGGATTTTACTGAGTATAAGATTTTTTTCCTCGGCTGTAATAATATTATTAATAGAATTATCAGCGACTTCATTGGTTTTATTGGCTAATTGATTAACTTTTTTACTTAAACTATGTACTTCATTTTCTAAGAATGATGTGTTGAAACTGCTAATATTTAAATAATTGAAAAATAATAAAGTAGCTGTAATTCCAGAAGCTATATAAAAAATCCAACGAAAAATTTTATAGTTAGAATAAAATATATCTGGATAGAATTTTGAAAAAAAGAAAGTGGCTGAAATCAGAATAATCATTGCTAAAACATAATAAAAAGATATACGTGCTAGTGCTGAATTTCGAATTTCATAGAAAATTTGCTCAAAAATAAATTTCATTGTTACATCTCTATATTTTATAAAAATAATATCAAATTTATTGAAAATTAAAATAATTATTTAACTCAATTTCAATATATTTTAAATCTTCTTGACTAAAACCAACCAATTCACGAATTGGATATTTAGTTGGTTTTGCATGATCAGTAGGGCGGATCGTTTTCCCCTCATGGTGCACTTTCGCAATTTGGGCTGTACGTCCACCAAAACCTACTGAAGCTTTATCGGCTGAATATTCTGTTTTTAATTGTTGGCCATTCTTTTTGAACATGGCACCTTTACGTTTAATACTTCCAATTTGATCTCTTTTTCTTGGCGTAAAACGATTACCATTTGGATCTCTTTGCTGACTAATTCTGTCTTTAGATCGTATTCTTAATCCTTGAGCCAAACGACGCATCAATTCGCGACGTTGAGATGGTTCTAGATGTTTAAATAATTGATCAAACCAACGATTTAAGGCAGCAAAAGACTTCATTATTCTGATCCTTTTGGAATGAATCCACCTTGTAAATCACTCCATACTAGCTCAGGGCAAATATGATAACCCTGGTCTTCTATTACCACTTTATCGCGCTGAGGAAAGTCAACTTCAAGGTCAAAGGTATCTTTATCAATAATTTCAGAACTAAATGAAATTTGTAGATCATTGCCCGTGGTGTCTAAATGTAGGTTTTGAGATTTAAGCCAACTCCGAATTAGCAGGATGACTTCAATCGGGTCTAAGCGATAATCAAGAAATAAAAGCCGAACGGTATAATCCATATAACCTTTTGCTTGTGTGCCATTCACAATAAATAAATGACATTTGTCTGCAGTCATACTCGGCAATTTTTCTTGCAAAAATGTTTTTAAACCGATCAAGGCGATCATGATTTAATTATCCATTGCTGCATAATTTAACTGACTTGCAACACGTAAGGTCCAACCTTTTCCATAGCGTGACCAAGTGCTTAAACTTGTATAATATTTCAATCGTTCTGCATTGAATTTCAATAAAATATCATTCAAATCAGCTTTATTGATGGCTTGAATTGTTAAGTTTCCGATGATGCCATCATCTAACACGCCTACAGCCAATTGTAGTTTACGTTTGGCGGTTCCCATGCCTGCATTAATGGCAAAATCCCAAACTTGAAAAACAAGGGAAGAATCGATTTGTTCGGCATTGATCTTGTCCCACCAATCTCGTTTATAAATATTTTTGGCTTGTTCAAGGCTTAAACTTTTAATATCTAAATCAGGATAAGTCATGGCAGAAATACCATACTTTGTGCCGTTGAGTTGACCTTTACCAATTACACCAGTCGTCCAATTGCCACGGTCTTGACGATCATTTGTAAATTTACCTTCATGGCCAATGAGACGTTCAAAGGCTTGATCAAATGTAAGTGACATGATGATTTCCTTATTTATTGAACATTGCAGCAAAAGCAGCTTTAACTTCAGCAATAATTTCGCTAAAGGTTTTACCTTTGAGTAACTGCATAGATTGATACCAAATACCAATCAGCAACATGCCAAACACGGCAAAAAGTAACATCACAAAACCTTGAGCCATATGTGAGTATTGCTGTAATTGATAATATTCAATGCAAGCAGCACCACCATATAAACTGATGGTTACGCTAATCGAAAATTTTAAAATCACACCAACGGTGATTTTTATACGACCTTGGGTGTCAATATCACCACTTAAAATCAAGGCGAGAATCGCGCCCATGATCGCTGCAATAATTTTAAAAAGCCATGGTAACCCCTTAATTGACAGCGGATCATTCATCGTTTTCCCCTTGAGGAATGTTAAGTGTTCAAACATAACTAATCCCATAATTTAATTGTCTGAAGCCGTTGAGCTTGTACCAGCTCCGGTAAGTTAATAACTTGGTGTTCTTGTAAAACCACTTGTTGCAAATTTGAGTTTGCTTCAAGCAATGCAGGTAACATGACCACCGACTGATTGCCGTAGTAACGGTAAGCGATTGAATCAAAAGTATCGTTTTGCATTGCTTTGATCTGATTCATATCAGTTTTACTCGGTTACGTTTTGGTCTGCCTTTACTGATTAATTTACCGATGCTGTAATTCACTGTTCGACGTAAAGCTTGCGTTTTAACTTGTTGATTTTCACCACGGGTTTGTCCCGTTGTTGTGGTATCAAAATCTAAATTATCTTCACAAATCAGTGCAGCTGCTTCATAGCAAACTGCACGTTTGTAATATCGAATTTGAGTATCAGTTTCGATATTAAGTAAAAGTGTTTGATCATTAATGTTATCCATGGCGAGCATGATTTTTTCAGTCAGCAGTACTTCGCCTTGGGATTTGTCTAAACGGACCTGACCCAACAAATCTAAAATACTGACATTGGGACGCATTGGATCAGGATTTTCGACTTCATTATCAGGTACAGGTGCATTTAGTAACATTTGACCTACTCCGCAGCCGTGGTGGAGTCGGTGGACGCAGGTACTGAGGCATCGGCAGTTTGATCTGCAGATGTATCAGCCTGCGAGCCGACAGTGGCGTCGGGAGACGACTCGGTTGTTTGCTTATTCAATCGTTTTTCGAGGGCTGTTAAATCTTTTTTACAGCCAACTTTACTATTGAGGCGCAAAGCATTTTTATACGCAATTAGGGCTTCAACAGGCTGAGCCTCGTTTAATGCATCCCCTAACGCACGGAAAATTTTGGCACGGACCTCATCGACCATTTGTTCACCGACACCCAGCTCGATGATTTTTTTAATCAATTCAGCATGAGCGACGGCTAATTCGGAATCATCAATAAAATCACTAGCAGATTGCTCTGTAACGAATTCGGCAATGCCACGGCTGTAGCCTTCAGGCATCACCATTTCATTCAAAATTGCATATTCAGCAATACGAACCGCGAGTTCATATTCACCAGCATCGATGGCCCAAATCATTAAAGTCACTAATGTTGTATTTTGAGCTGAAGGGGAAACAGCTAGGCAACCATCGATGTAACCCAAATATTCTGGCAACCATTGCTTTTTCATTTCAATACGATCTTGAATTGATTTATTTTCTTTCAATTGGTTCATGTGATTGAACAAACGTAATTCAATATTTGCCGTTGGTGATGGTGGAACGATTACGGTTTTATCGCCTTCAGGTGAAGCTGGATCAAAGCCCATAATGACCGATTTACTTTTTAAGCGTGGATCTTGGCTTTTTGCTTGTTGTTGCGCTTTGATTGCGAGCATCTTTTCACGATGCTCACGCATTGAATTCGTTGCCATTAGTCTTGTACCTCAATGTTTTCTAACAAAACACAACGTGTGTAATCTTCGACGACAAAGTCTTCATTCACCGATTGCCAATCTACAGCTCGATCCCATTGAGGCTCTTCCGTGATTGAACGTACCAATGTGCCTGACTGCAGATAAATTGAGAGGTTTTTAGGATGTGTGATTAAGATTGTTTTGGGTGGGAAACCAGGAACGTGCATCGCTTTTAACGTACCCAATTGTTTGTTTGCATAGATTGAACGTGCTGCCAGTTGTTCTGTTGGATCTTGAATGGTATTCAGCAACGGTAAATATTTATCGCTGAGAATGCCACGTCCACAAATTGCAATTAAGCCACTTTCACGATGCTGTTCAGCGATATATTCTTCAACAGCAAACTCGACAAGACCATCAATAGTTTTGAACTCATTGCCTGCACCAACTTTGAGGACTAGTTTGCCTGTCCCATCATCAACACCGGCATAATTTTGCTCAGGCGCATTTTCACGAATTTTTTGCAGCCATCCTTTTTTAACATCTTGTAATAGGGGATTAGCCACACGGTCAGAAGTTGGCGCACGATATACACCATTAAAGCCAATACACAACTTATCAAGTGCGATGGCGTTAATCACCATCGTTTGGAGTTGTGCTTTAAAATTGGGATGATGTTTCCAAGCATTTAATAGCACCCAACGATAGGCAACGTCATAGTTGGTTTGTGTACATAGATATGTATCCAATAAATCCAATGAACCGACATATCCTGGTTCACGCGCTTTGACCCGGGTATCGGTTGTGCCTGCAATTCGGATACCAACATTTAAACCAATTTTTTCACCACTGGCGTTATCCACTGGAAACATATTAATTAATTTTAAAAAGTCGGCTTGTTGTTGATACGCAGCAATGATTTTTTGTTCAGGTACAGGCTGAACGGCAAAAGTATTAACGACATTTTCAACCGCATTGGCACGGGCAATATCAGCCATATAAGCGGTTAATTTTGTACGTGCAAGGGGATTTAGAACGACTGACATAATTGATAAATTCCTTAATTAATAATCAACACGGTCAGCATCACCGCCTGCAGCTGCAGGTGGAAGATTTACTGGAGTCGTTGAAAGTTGAGTAAATGAAGTTTCTAAACCTTTAAGCGATTGCAAAATTGGTTCGAGAGCTTTGCCTAGAGCGTCTGACGGATTAGTTTGAACAGTCTGTGGCGCAGCTGCAGGTTGATCTGTGGTTTGAGTCACAGGTGTTGTAGTCGCTACTGGTGCAGGACTCAATGCGCTGAATTTCTCATTTAAGTCTTTGATTGATGCGAACACAGCAACAAGACCTTGAGTAACCACCGTTTTAAACTCATCATCACTTTCAGTCGGCTTTGCTGGCGTGATTAATGATTTGAGTTGTTCTAAGAAACCTTTTTGATCGGTTGGAACTGAGTTATTTTCAGTTGGAGCTGTCAGTGACATGTAAATCTCCGAATCGGGTTGAGTGCGTAAAGAAAATTGATTTGATGAAAACTTAATGGCTTGAGTTCCCAGTGATGCAGGTTGATCAGTCATGCCAAGGCCGACTTGATAGGCTTTATTGGTCCCTGCAAAATTGCGATAAAACTCAATTGAGGGAAAGATTTTCTGTCCATTTTTATTCATGGCCACAAAATTTGGTAAGGCAGAAATTGTGTTGTAAAGACAAAGTTTTCCACCTTCTTCAACTGCTTCAACTTTGATAATGTCGCCATACGCATTGAATGGTGGTTCAGGTGACCAGCCAGCAAAATGCTCAATGTTGATGCGCCCTGCATAATGCTCCGGATTGTATGTATCGGCCATGTCTTGAATTTCTTGACGACTCAATTCACGACCATCGACCGTTTGACCTTCACGGGCAACTCGAAAGCGTTTTTCTACACGTCCTTCTCCTGGTAGTCCCATTCTTTAAATTTCCATCTATGTTTCTGATGTATGCAGTCTGCTTGTGATGACAGGGAGGTCGCAACGATCTAAATCCTGTTTAACGCTTAATCAGGATTTTGTTATTCGTTGAAAATGAACACATAGCGCTACATTAAGCGCATGAATACATCACATCCTTTGACTTTCGAGAATCTAAACCCACGGCAACATGGACGAATCCTATTTGCGATGGGCATGACTGTGTCTGAAATCTCAAAACAATTAGAAGAAAATAGGGCAACGGTAGAAAGTTGGAAGCAACGTGATAGTTGGGAAAAAGCAGATTTATTCGATGATCTAACGATAGGTTTAAAAGTTAGATACTTAGCGCTGACTTTTATGGAAAATAAAAGTAATGCCAACTATAAAGAAATGGATTTTATTGGTATTCAATTTGAACGTTTTGCTCGAATTGAAAAATATCGCGCAGGTGGTACACAAGCAGATCTCAATCCAAAATTAGAAAATCGCAATAACAAACCGAAAAAATGCAAACTTAAAAATCAAATTACTGAAGATGATTTGGCATTGCTTGAACAAGCATTTCAAGATTTTTTATTCGTTTACCAAGAGGAATGGATGGATGCCATATCCTGGTCTCGAATTTTTATTTTATTAAAATCTCGACAGATTGGTGCGACTTTTATCATTGCGTTATGGGCATTTATTGACCTACTAAAAACAGGTAAGAATAAAATTTTTATGTCAGCCTCAAGAGCACAGGCATATCAGTTTATTGAGTACATCAAAGCGTTTTGTTTGGAAGTTGTTGGCATCGAATTGACAGGAGATCCAATTGTTGTCAATGGACCAAATGGACAAGCAACTCTATATTATTTGGGAACAAATGCGCTTACAGCACAAGGTCGCCATGGTGATGTCATCATGGATGAGTTCTTTTGGATTCGTAACTTCTTAAAATTCAAAAAAGTCGCTTCAGCGATGGCTTCACAAAAGATGTATAAGCAAATTTATATGTCGACGCCATCCAGCATTTTGCATGAAGCCTATGCGTTTTGGACGGGTACTGACAGTAAACGCAAACTTCCAATTGAGATTGACGTCAGCAAAACTGCACTAAAAATGCCTGTGTTATGTGCGGATCGTAAAACTCGCCAAATTGTGACATTGGATGATGCAGAAGCCAAAGGCTGTGATCTATTTGATCGAGAGGATTTACTTGCAGAATATGGCGATGAAGAATTCGCCAATCTTTTTGATGGTGAATTTATTGATGATTCAGGCTCATATTTCCCTTTAAAAGATATCACACCGAATATGGTGGATTCTTGGGAAATTTGGAATGACTTTCACCCCAATGATGAAAAACCATACTTGGGTGAAGTTTGGCTTGGTTATGATCCATCGTTTACAGGTGACAATGCAGCACTAGCGGTCATCGCTCCACCACAAACACCATTATCCCCTTATCGAATCTTAGAAGTAAAACAATTCAAAGGACAAACTGCACAAGAACAAGCGCTGTATATCAAAAAAGTTTGTGCACGATACAACGTCACATTTATCGGAATTGATAACACCGGGAATGGTCTTGCTGTTTCTGAGCATGTGTCTAAATTTTTCCCTGCACTAACAAGATTGAACTATAACCCTGAATTAAAAATTCGCATGGGTTTACGTGCAAAAGAGTTATTTCAAAAACGCAGGCTACATTTTGATGCAGGCTTATTGACTGTAGCAAAAGCATTTTTATCAATCAAAAAAGCACTAACCAGTGGTGGTGGCAACAAAACTTTAATTACCAGTCGATCTGCAGAAAATGGCCATGGAGATATGGCTTGGGCGATCATGAATGGTTTAGAAAGAGCACCGATTGTCGATATCACTGATCAATCTCAACATGGCGCTACACGTAGCCGAATCAAGGTATTTAAATCATGAATTTTAAATCTATGCTATCTCAGCAGTTGGATCGCTTTCGTGTGTTGCCAATACAACAAACAGCAGCAGCTCCAACCAGTAAAATTATATGTAAGAATTTTGGAGAAGCACAGCCTGTTTTAGACGGGCATGACCTATTTGAATATGGCTATTGTCCTAAATGGCAAGATTGGTATGAGCTTCCATATGACATGTTGGCCACAGCAAAATTATTTCGTGCAACGAGCCACCATACCAGTGCTTTAATTGTAAAACGTAATATCTTGACCAGCGATTATATTCCTCATCCTTTATTAAGTCGGCATGACTTTAATGCTTTGGCTTTGAATCTTCTGACCTTTGCAAACTGTTATGCACATATCAAAAGAAATCGATTTAATGGAATTGTTGGAATTGGATCTAGACCAGCACTCAATATTCGTCGTGGTTTAGATTTATCTAGTTATTACCAACTTGATTGGGATCAAACCAATAATTATCAATTTGCGCCACAGGATATAATTCATGTTTATGAATCCGATATTGGTCAAGAAATTTACGGTGTGCCCAATTATTTGAGTAGTGTTAATGCGATTTTATTGAACGAAGCAGCAACACTGTTCCGTCGTCGTTATTATAAAAATGGTGCACATGCAGGATTTATTTTACACATGACAGATGCCCTACAAAGTCAGCAAGATGTTGATGATTTAGAGGATTCTCTGGAAAACTCAAAAGGGGCAGGTAACTTTAAGAACTTACTTGTTTATACACCTGGTGGAACGAAGGATGGGGTTAAAGTTATTCCATTGGCTGAAGTAGCAGCTAAGGATGAATTTTATAATATTAAAATAGCCAGTAGAGATGATCAACTTGCAGGGCATCGCATACCACCTCAACTCATTGGAGTCGTTCCTCAAAATGCAGGTGGGTTTGGTGATGTTGAAAAAGCAGCTAAAGTTTTTTATTACAATGAAATTGTGTATTATCAAAACCTACTGAAACAGATCAATGAAAGTTTAGGAATTGAGGTCATAAAATTTAAAAATTATGAGCTTTTATCTCTCGGTCAGTAGTCAAATTATTAACATGTAAAAATTTTTGCATAAAAACCAACATTCTGTTGGATTTTTTATTTTCAAATTGTGCTTGTTAAATGATTTTAAAAATTATTACAAATATATTCCGTGTAATAACATTATGCTAAATAGGCATATCATCAAGTAATTTGCCTAAATTTTACGTATTGTTTTATGGTGTAAACACTAATTTATTTTTAAAACTATAGAACACTTTTATTGAATAAAAAAATTAAAAAAGTATACTGATCAAATAAATATCTGAATTTTAATAATATTAAGGAGTTAAAATGCAATTTAAGCGTATTTCAAAAATTGATAATTTTTCAATTTTTAAGAATTTTGATTGGGCTTTCAATTTAAGTTATCAAAATGGGGGAAGTACTAAAGTTTATGACTTTAAAGATATCAATATTTTTTATGGTAGAAATTATTCTGGTAAAACTAGTCTTTCCAAAATTATTAGATCTTTAGAAACAAAAAAATTATCTTCAAAATATGAAAATCCTAATTTCAAAATTGAGTTATATGATGGAAGTCATGTTACTCAAAATAATCTATCTAATTTTCAATACCCAATATACGTTTACAACTCAGATTTTGTGAAAGAAAACTTAAAATTTCTTCATAACGAAGATGAAAATATTGAATCATTTTCTGTCACTTTAGGTGGTGATAATCAACAAATAATAAACCGTATTCAAGAGTTAAAAAATGAATTAGGTTCGAACGATGAAAATGCTCAGTCTGAACTTCACTTAGCAATTAAAGATCAAAAAAACAAAGTAGATGAATCAAAAAAAGAACACCAAAAAAAAGAGAAATATTTAGAAGATCTTTTGGCAGACAAAGCAACAAGAAAGCCTGATTCTATAAAGAGTCAATATTCTATTTTTGGTGAGATTAATTACACTATAACTAGGCTTAAACAAGATATAATTTCTACTCAAGACTCAGCTTTTATAATTTTAAATAATGATCAAATAGAAGAAAATAAAGCGCTAATAACACAAAAGCAATTGGCAAATCCTCCTGAACTCTCAGCTTACACTTTAAATTTTTCTTCTCTTATTCAATCTACAGATGAAATTTTGAAGACAATTGTTGGTGATTCTCAGAAAATTGAAGAATTAGTAAAGAATAGTTCTTTAAATACATGGGTACAAACAGGTCATGACCTACATAAAGATCGCACCACTTGTGCTTTTTGTACTAATGAAATTACTGATGATAGGCAAACACAATTAAGAAATCATTTTGATCAAGAAACTCAAAAACTTCAATTTCGTATATCTAAAGGTATTGAACATTTAGAAAGCTTAATAGATGGTGAAAATTTTAAAATAAGTATTGATATTAACAATTATTATAAACAATATCATACCATTCTTTTACAACTCAAAGCAGATCTACAAGCAGGCTTAGACAAGCAAAAAATTTCTATTCAACAACTGAAATTGTTGTTGCGAAAAAAAAATGAAAAAATCTTTACTAAGTTGGATGCGGAATATCCGATTGACTATTCGTTAGAAATAAATACTACTCTACAAAAAATTTCAGAAATAAGAAGTTCATGTATTCAACTCAATAGTGAACTTAAACTAAAACAAGGAGAAGCACAAAAAGTTCTTCGTTTAAATCATATTTACCATTTTCTACAAGATATAAATTATAATTTATTAATAACAGAAATAAAAACTTCTTTCCTTGCAATTGAACCTTTAGCACAAGCTTTAAGAGTTTTAGAAATAAGAAAATCTGCTATTGAAGCTCAAATTAAAAGTGAAGAAGATAAATTAAAAACTGAAGGTGAAGCTTGTGCTCAAATAAATAATATTCTTAATCATGACTTTGGTCATCAACATTTAAGCCTTGAAGCTATAGAAACAGACACTATAAATGGCAAAGTATTCAACTTTGAAATCCAACGTGTTAAAGATGGGAAGAACGTAAAAGCACATAATTTAAGTGAGGGTGAATGTAGTCTGATTGCTTTTTGCTATTTTTTAGCTAAAGTTCAGGACTCTTTAAACAATGGAGATAGTCCGATTATTTGGATTGATGATCCAATTTGCAGTTTAGATAGTAATCATATTTTCTTTATTTTTTCACTAATCGAAGAACGAATCTGTAAAGAAAAAAAATTCTCTCAATTATTTATATCTACTCATAATTTAGAGTTTTTAAAGTATTTAAGAAGGCTTACTGGAGCGACGCCAGATGGTTCGATTGGCTTAGTTAAAGAAGAAAAGCGACATGCTAGTTATTTTCTAATACAAAGAAATGATAACTTTTCAATTATTAGACAAATGCCTCTTTATTTAAGTAAGTTTTTAACAGAATTTAATTTTCTGTTTGATCAGATTTATAAGTGCGCAACAGTAAATCAAATCGATGATTCAAATTTTCATCTTTTCTACAATTTCGGAAATAATGCTCGAAAATTTTTAGAAATTTATACTTTTTATAAGTTTCCCTCTCCATCATACAAACTTGATTCCCAATTAGAAAGTTTTTGGGGTGAGCAAATTTACAAGACTTTGACGGATAGAATTCATAATGAATACTCGCATATGACAGGCGTGCTAGAGCGTGGAGGAACTATCTCTGAACAACCTGAAATGCAAAAATCGGCTAAAGCTATTATACGTAAAATTCAGTCAGTTGATATAAATCAATACAACGCATTATTAGAAAGTATAGAAGTATTAGTTTCGAAAGATTCTCTCCATCCTACCTATCAAGTTACATAAAATGTATTGCTCGCTTACTACAGCTTAATTTGTATTATGATAATTTTTTAAAATTAACATAATACATGTATATGCGAAATTAAAATGGGAGCCATAGGCTCCCATTTTTATCTAATTTATTAAGTATTAAATTATCTTTAATCCTCTTACTTTAAACTTAAAGAACTTTTTAAACTTAAAGAACTTTCAATTTTTAAAAATAAGTTTTATTTAAAATCAATTTTATATATCAATAAATTTCACATGAGCCAAGCGCAGTCTCCTCTCCCACCTGCCCACTTACTAAATGTCTTGTTTTTGATGCATGCAGATATCAAGTGTAAAGCTTATATTTTAAAGGCTTTCAGGTGTTTTAATGAATTGATTTTGATGCAAAGTGATGCGATTTGA